GCTTCACAGCGCCTTAATCGTAAGCAACCCCCCGGTTGCCCAGTGGTCATTTCTGACCTTGCTCACGATCCATGGTTAAGTCCAACATAAATATTTTATTACAAAATTCTCATCCCAAAGGATAAGGTTTGCAATCTTTGTGAACCCACTAACTTTTTGGATCTGATTAGTAGTGATAAAGTGTTGATTGCCGAAGTGCTCAACCCTTGGTCCCATGCCCGTCATCTCGGGCTTATCAAATAATAAGATTGGTATAATCTCTGTCTCCTTTCGGAGTACTCAGTTATACGCGCCATATGAGAAATTGGAATTTCCGTCTCTTGGCAAAGAGGTTGGAGGATCGTATCCCACCTGTAGGGCACGAACTTCATTCGGTTCGTTCGCAGAATTATACTGCACACCCGTTGCCCAGTTTTACCCGTATTAATAGGTTATTATCTGGTGAGGTCTTATAAGAGGACCGGTGTCCCCCAACGTTTACGAAGTGTCAAATTACCGTTTTCTTATACGGTAGGCGCAAAACCTATACGGTTCGCTATACTTCATTATTATCAACAAGTTGATGGTAAAAGGGAAGAACCCGCTAGAACCAAAGCGTTTGTTGTAACCCTCCGCCAGTTGGCGGTTTAGGTTTATGTACGAAGCCTTGGGCTGACGGTGTTACTCCGACGCGTGAATTAGATACAACATTAGACAGCGATTTCCATAATCGGATATGCGTTCCTTCTGTTAGTCTTCTTTCTCCGTCATCTATCAATCTCTGGTATTTCACTTGAGACAGCGGTAAATTACCAATCTCTTTCTGGATAGAAATTAATTCCATCCATACTTGAGCAGCAGTCATGTCGTATTTAGACAACATGATGGAGATTACTCTGTGATTTAAGTCCATAGCATCGGACTTAATAAGTTCGTTTGCTCGACCTTTTACAAGTAGCTCCAGCGGTTTTAAGTAACCCTCTAGAACCCCTAGTCGGTATCGAGAACAAAGTGTTTCCACTGTAGAGAGTACTGCTTTTGGATTAGAATCAGCCTCTTGAATCTCCGTATCGAAGAATTCAAGTGGGCCTAGGTTGACAGGATTCATTCTGAACCCGTCTCCGTAAAGCCAGTCGCCCGGGACACCGTCCCGTTCGAATGACTCTACCTGGGCTTCCGCCCATGCTAGATCCTCGGCTAATTCAGGTCTTAATGGAATGACACTTTCGTCCATTTCATCAAGCATGACCTCGGCAGCATCTCGTAAGTGCAATACGTTACCCTCCAGTTGGAAGGTAGCACTCAGAAGACTGTTCAGAGCTTTTTTAATTCTCTTGAATTCAGTGTCCATAAGGACTTGCATTACTTCGAGAGTCTCGAAGTGGAATTGTTTATTCTTTGCAATTCCAATACTAAAGAAAGTATTAATGTCTTCTACAGTTACTGGCACATTATAAGCTAAAACGAGAAGTTTGATTTTTGAATTTAAACTTTGGAAGGGTCGGTTAAGTTTTCCGAGTACATTATACTTAAATCCCATTGCTTTGATCATCTTAGCAAGAGATAAAGTATACTTCTTCATGAACTCAACCGCCGCAGCAGGTTGACTGAATGCAGATTGCATTTCAGCAAACCGGACAGGACTCACGTCATGTCCTCGCCAGTAAGTCTTCTTACAGAACTCAAAGGCGATTGCTTTGGGAGATAGCAAGCTTTTGTGCAAGCCTATCCCTACTCCAAGTACTTTCATTAAACTTAAGTATCTTTTAGCAACAGCAGCATTTCCAATAACCACATCGTCGCCGACAATCCCGTAATTCTCGTACCAAGTTCCTAAAGGAACATGGCCCGAAGAAAAAGCGGCAAATTGCACGATTAGATGGTGGGTAATGGCTAAGGAGTTCCAACTACTGTAAGCTCCCATCGGTTGTCCTACTGCATAGCGAACATAAAAGTTCTTACCTATGTCAGATGATCGGACGTCCAATCGGACCTTATATCGTCGGTTCACCAACAAGCTTGCCCAGTTTTGCGCAAACTCATGAGTGAAAAGCTCACCATGTAGCTGTACCTGTATGTCTAGAGGAAGTCGATCAGTGGCACTAGAAAGATCCAGTGACCACAAGCCGGAAAGTGTTTTCTTTTTCAGAAGGGCCTTTACAGGTCGCATCTGATCGAATGTCCCATCTTGTGGGATCTTTGCCAGTAGGTTCTTTTGAACCCAAAGGTGAAGAGGTCGTAAGACCCATTGAGTCCATGGATCTACCATGGCAAATACTCGCACTTTACCCGCTGCTTCGTCTTTGACCCCAAGTTTCCCCATTGCTGGAGAAAATTTTGGGTTCTTTAGTTGAGCTTCAGACCAGTCGGAGACTGGGAGCAAACCTAATTGGAAAAATATTTTCTTAATTGGATTCGCATCTTTAACTAAACTAAAGAAATAGCAGATATTTGCATACAAGGTGGGATCCTGCTTAAATCCCTGTACCGATTTCCAGACAGCGTTCGGATGAGTAGAGACCAATGGGTATTTACCCATTGCCTCCACTTGCTCCGCGGGCGTAAGATCTTCAAATTTGGTTACAGACCACGTAAATGGTGAAGATTTCAAGATAGGAATAAAGCTAATATTAGCATATTCTTTCTCAAGTCCTCTTCGCATTTCCCTTAGGGAAAGCCCATTTAACGTAGAGAGCATTTTAATAAAATGCGGAATAAAGGCATAGATTTCCTTCTTAGCAGAAGTACTCTCTGGACTATTTACTCCAGGAGTAATAATTGACTTCGTCAATACTGACGGTCGTTTATTTCCTTCAAAGTCTAACAATGAGAAAAGGTTAAACAATGATCGATATAATCGCATCATGTTAACATCTCCGTTCCGCAAAAGCGTTCTGACTACACGCGGGATTACTCGCGGGTACCCAGAGTGAGTTCGTGCAATTCTGATTTTCAAGTCAGTAATATCATGAACCCGGTATCCACCGGAACTCTGTTGTAATGTCACGTCCATACACTTAAGTGTAAGACAAGCACCTTTTGCACCTTGATGTTTAATCAACCTGTTTAACGTTTTTAAAAACACGACAACTAATCTGACCCTAGAACTAGTGGGCTGAAAGCCAATAATTGGGAATAGTGCTAAGCACACCCTAATTAAGGCTCTCCCTCTTTTTACAGAGGCCATGACATTCATCT